CTGCGGCAATTACATACCGTGTTCCGCGCCGGTCACCGTCGATGGCGTCGCAATCGCCGTGACCGCGCCGGCGTCCGGCCTCACCGACCCCGATATCGGGGCGACCAGCGGTCTGCTCGAACAGGTGCATCCGGGCTCATACACCCACTACTGCGTGCAGTTTGTTGATGCGGCCAGCCTGGCGGACCTGAAAGCGCACATCGACGAAATCAGCGGCGGTATCGAGATGCGGCCGGCGACTGTCTGGCTCGGGTTTACCGATGAAGTGGGCGACATCGCGGCGGTGAAAGCGCTCTGCGGCGGCGGTGACACACCGACGCTGAACCACTGGCGCACCTCACTGGGGTATCTGCCCGGCACGCGTTCGCTGCACTACGAGTTGGCGGCAGCATACGCGGCGGTGGCCGTGGGTGTCACCAATCCGGGTGCCCCGCTCAATGACCTGGTGCTGACCGGCATCCATGCCCCCAACGTGGTGGACCGCCTGTCACGGACCCAGATTGAGGACCTGCTGGACAACGGAGTCACCCCGCTGCATGTGATCCCGGGCGAGCAGGTGGCGATTGTTCGGTCGATATCCACCTATACGCGCAATGCCCAGGGCGTGCTCGATGCGACCCGTCTGGACATCACCACGGCGACCACGCTTGACTATGTGCGGTTATCGTGCCGGACGCGTGTCAGCCTGCGGTTCCCGCGGGCGAAGCGGACGGTGCGTGTCAAGAAACTGGTGCGCAGCGAGCTGCTGGATGTGCTCTACCAGCTGGAGGCCGAGCCGATGGAGCTGGTGGAAAATGTCGATACATACAAGACCGATCTGGTGGTGGAGGACAACGTACAGGACGACGCGCGGATAGATGCCAAGATACCGGCGGACATCGTGCGCGGCGCCCATGTCATCGCCATGAGGATCGATCTGCTGTAACAGGTAATCCAAGAGAGGCGTTCTGTTGCACTGAGGAGTGGGCCGGTTTGAGTCAGGGGAAGCCGGATTGTTACATAGTTGGATGTGAACCCCGAAGCCTGATCTGAGCAACAGAGTCCCGGAAACGGGATAGCCAATACAGGCGGCAAGCCCCGGGAGGCCAACACTCCCGGGGTCCTTTACTCGAAAGGACGAGGGTCATGTCAGACAAGTACATCGTAAAATGCACGCTGTCGGCCAACGGTACCGAGATTACGGACTTCAAAGGCTTTGCCGAAAATGAGATCGTGTACCGCAAGCAGATTAATCTTATGAACAAAACAGGGCATTCCGTCATGACCCCGCGGTATGGCGTATCTCTCGATTATGTGGTCCCGTCCGCCGGCGACGAGTACGACTGGAAAGCGGTCGAGAACGGAACGCTGGTGGTCGAGTATGACGGCGGCCGGCGGGTGCTGTACAGCGGCGCGTCGACGCTGACCGTGGGCGAAGCCGCGCTCGACATGGACAACGAATTGGTGAAAAAGATTTCCCTCGGGGCCAGCGACCGGAGGGAAGAATAATCCATGGACTCACTGCTCGCCCGTCTGAAAGCAGGGACCGCCAACCGCGTGCTGACCAAGTGGCCCGGCACCGATATCGATATCGAGCTGCGGGTCCTCAATGACCAGGACTATCTCGATGCGGGGCTGGCGGTCGACCAGATTTATCGCGGGGCGAAACTTGAGATTGCCATGCAGAATATCCGCGATTATGAAGGCGAAAGGGCCACGCAGATGCTGTACCGGGCGGTGTGTGACCCCTCGACGCATGGCCCGTTCACCGGAGACATCCGCGAGTTTCGCAGATTGCTGATTGGCCAGGGCGTAAAGGAACAGCTGATTAGCGAGTTGGAACTGCTGCACGAGAAGTGCAGTCCCCGCGTGGCCGCGATGGCCGACGGTGAACTCGACGCGCTTTTGCTCCAGGTAAAAAAAACGCCCGGGACGACGCTTTTGAACGTGTCAAGTATCTCTATGCTCCGCAGGCTCATGCAGTGTTTGGTTGCGGAGCGTGCGATCTCACCGACGGGCAGTGGCTCTATCTCATAGCGCTGGACAGCGCGGCGAGAGAGAAGCCACAGCCCGCCACAATCCCTATACTGCGACAAGACCGAGAGGTTGCCGATGGCGGGTGACCAGGAACTGCTATTACGGATAGGCGCGGACATCCGCCAGTGGGAAGCGGGTCTGAAGCGCACCGAGACCGGTGCGTCGAAGCTGAAGACGCGCATCGCCGGCATGTATCGGAGCACCACGCAGGGCCTTTCCCGCGCGATTGCCAACCCATTCACCGCGCTTCTCGGAGGCGCCGCCATTCTCAAGGCGACTCACGACCTGGCACAATACGATTCACAGCTGACCAGACTGGCCATCCAGGGCAGAATGGGCACCGAAGAGCAGATGGCGCTGCGTCATGGCATACAACAGGTATCCATGGCGTCAGGTCAGTCGAGAGAGGAAATTCTCGGCGGACTTGATGCGATCGTCGAACGTACAGGTGATCTGAAATTTGCCACTGAGGTCATGGCGGACATGGCGGTTGCGTCCACCGCAACCGGCGCGGCAATGGGTGACCTGGGTGCGCTGGCAAGTAACCTGCAGCAGAAAATGGGACTGGCGACCGACGAGATCCGCACCGCATTCGGCATACTTACAAGCCAGGGCAAGGCAGGCGCATTCACTCTGGAAAATATGGCGACCATGGGTGAACGGTTGTTTGCCGCGGCCGGCCGGTTCGGGGTGAAGGGCATGGGAGGGATAAAGCAATTCGGAGCGCTGGTCCAGATGGCCCGAATGGGCACGGGGTCATCCGAACAGGCCACGACCGCAATTGAAGGTGCGATGGCCGACATAATCGACAAAGCGGAGATACTCAGATCGTCCGGTTTTTCGATATTCAAGCCAGGCACGAAAAATGAGATGAAGAGTGTCGAGGATGTATTCAAGGGCATTATCAAGCTGACCGGCGGGGATGTTACCAAGCTCCAGAAGATATTCGGACGGGAATCAATCCGCGGGGTAAGTGCAATAGCCCAGGCGTATAAAGAAACCGGCGGGTTTGCGATGTTCGACAAGCTGGCCGAGGGCGGAGATCCCTCTGAGCTGATGCGCGACTTCGCGCGGTACAGCCAGAGTTCCGTGTTTCAATTTCAGCAGCTGCGCAATATCGGCGTGGAGTTTCTGGATAAAGCAATCAGCCCGATGCTGGCAAAGACCACAATCTGGCTGCGCAACCTGACCAGTTCCCCTGAAAAACTGGAAGAACTGCGGGAGCGGCTGGGCGCTATCGCCGGTGGCCTGCAGGATGGCATTGCCGGCGCCGCGGAGATACTGCGGCCGGTGCTTTTTCTGCTGCAGAAAAGCGCGGAGGGCTGGGGAGCGGTGCTGGATAAATTCGCCTCGGAACGTCGCTTGCGGGAGACCAGGGAACGCCGTGAAGAATCCGCGATGGACATGTGGAACAAGTATGTCCCGGCCGACGTTAAACGGGAGTATGCGCGTAAGAAGCGGGCCGGCGAAGAAACCGATCCCTTGGAACGTATCGCCATGCAATACGCCACCAGGGCAAAGCTGGAACAGCAGAACAACGTGAATCTCACGGTACAGGTGGATGCAAACGGACGCGTAACCTCAACCAGCGACGATCCGAATACCGCCTTAAACGTGAACCAACGCGGGAGCACCGCCTTTGCAGGTCAATAGTCTCCCCGCACGCCTGGACCATTTCCCTCTCGACATCGAGGACATCGGCGACGAGTTCGACAAAGCCGTTGCCATATACGAGCATCCCGTTTCCGACGGGATCGGCATCGATGACATGGGCATGAACGCCCGGGCCATCCGGTTTCGCTGTTATTTCCTGAATGAGCGGTATGTCCTGCTGAAACCGTTTCTGGCGCATGTCACCACGCGCGACCGGATCTGCAGCCTGCGGCACCCGGCATTCGGTTTGATAAAAGGCATGGTCCGGAAAGTGTCGGTCAGGCACGATGACCGAATCAGCACCGCGGAGCTGGACATCGACTTTGTGGAGTGGAATTCAACCGCCGGCCTGTCGTCCTCGATTCTGGCCGTTGTGAGTGCCGCCCAGGCCGCATACCGCACGGGGATTGCGTCGGCGATACAAACGGTCGGCGTGTCGATCTCGGCTGTCGTGGGCGCCGCCGAAGCGTCCAACATGATGTTTACGGAGCTGTCGGAGGGCAATGCGCTGCTGCAGTACAGTGGATTGTCCCGCGCCGGCCGGTTGCTGGTTGGGTCAATTGATACGGCGGTCAGCACCGTGCAGGGGCTGGTGTCCACGATCGACAATCCCACGAATTCAATACTTTTGACAGTCGACTTCGGACTGACCCTGCCCGGCCGTATCATCGAGGCATGCGCGCAGTGCGTGGAGCGCCAGGCCGAGGCGATCCGAAACGTAATCCAGACCCCCGCGGAATTCGCCTCAAATTACGGCGCGGCACTGCTCGATCTGCGGACCGCGGTCCCGGAGTTCGGAACGTATCTGGCCTGTATGGGCGCCCTGCAGGGCAGCCTGACGCTGGCGGACCTGTACGACGCCGACGAGCAGTCGCGCCAGACGCTCATTACCCAGGAGAAGTCGGCCGCGTTCGATATCGAGGGCAACCTGGTCCGCACCGATCCGCCGCCGGCCGTCGCAACCATCGACGACCTGGAGCGCTCCCTGGCCTCCATGCGCCAGACCATCCAGGCGGCCGTCGATCTGGACCGCAGTAACGACTCGTTAAAAGAGAGTGCGAGGGCGCTTTTAAGGCACATTAACACGGTAAAACTGGAACGCGAACGGATGCTGTCGGTCACCATCACCAGCACCATGCCCCTGCATGTCCTCTGCCTGCGCTACGGCCTTCCCTACGCCACGGCACAGCGGATACTGGCGCTCAACCCGTCAATCATGAATCCCACGTTTGTAGAGGGGGACGTGAGGATATATGCTCGATAAGATCACCCTCTCCGCGGGCGAAGAAAATATCGGGCAGATTCTCGGGTACACCGTTGATGCCGACATCTACAATGCCGCCGCGGCATGGCGGTTCGACCTGGACCCCACTTGCATTCTACGCGCGCAACGCGGCGATAAAGTCGAGATGCACGTCAACCAGGTGCGCGTCCTGACCGGGGTCCTTGACAAGGTGACCCGTGGGTATACCAAAAGCGGGCGATCCCTGGTCATCGAAGGACGCGACCTGCTAGGAGTTGCCGTTGACAGCTGCTGCCCGAAGGCGCACTGGAAAACCCTGAAAAACAAAAAGCTGTCCGACGTGGCCGACAGCATGCTGCGGGACCTTCCGTATCTTAAAAACAGCCGGGTCATGTATGGACCCGCCGCGTTCAAGGCGAAAACGGCCGAGGCGCTTATTCAGGTTGAACCGGGGCAGACCTATTTCGATGTGCTCCGCAATATGGCGCACAGCCGTGGATTGGTTTTCTTCTGCCTGGCCGACGGCATGGTTGTGATTGACCGGCCGAAAATGGGGTACGCGCCGGCATATCGGATTGTGGTAAAAGAGGACCAGAACGCAAGCGACGTGCTCGAAGCGTCTGTAATCGAGGACTGTTCCAAGCAGTATTCGAGCGTGGTTGTGGTTGGCCAGCGGCAGGACACCGGATTTTCCTCCGCCAGCCAGGTGAATGTCGCGGCAACTGCGACCGACAGCACCGCCCCGCTGCAGAAAACGCTGGTGGTTGTGTTCAACGGGGATGCGGACTCGCCGGCGGCGCTGGCCCGCAAGATCGTAGAGCTGCAGCAGGCGGGCTCCCGTCAACTGCAGTATACCGTATCGGGCCACACCCAGAACGGCAAACCCTGGCAGATCAATGAGCAGGTGTATGTGTGGGACGAAAAGCTGCAGGTACTCGGGGAGAACCTGCTGATTATCGGGCGGTCATTTGAGCTGAGCAGATCGCGCGGGGCGGTCACCAGGCTACGTCTCGGCCCTCCGGGGGTGGCGCAATGAACGGTTTCATTCGGGGCATTGTCACCGGGACCGTTGCCGCGGCAAGCAAGCTGCTGCGCCTGGATGTCAGCGGGCGCAGTGACGAGACAATCGAGGACCGCGAGGCGCTGCAGCAGTATGGACTGCAGTCTCGGCCGCCCGATGGCGCCGAGGCGGTGCTGATTCGCCAGGGCAATCATATCCTGATTGTCGCCTCTGACGACAGGCGGTACCGTATTGCACTGTCAAAAGGTGAAGTCGCCCTTTCAACCGACGAAGGGGACGTGATACATCTCAAGCGTAACCATGAGATCGATATCACGGCGGGCACGGGCGGTAAGGTGAATGTGTCGGCCGGCAGTGAGGTCAATGTCAGCGCGCCGACCGTGCGTCTGGGCGGACTGGCGCTGGCAACCGCTCTCGGGATTGTCACCGGTGCCTGCAGCTGCGCCATTACCGGCGCGCCGCATCCGGTGACCAGCCAGACCGTGAAGGCGACGTTATGAGCGCGGCGATCCGGGAAGCCATCATATCCGAAATGCGCCTGGTGCAGCCTGGCGCAACCGGGCGCGCCTACGTGCCGCCTGCGGGCCAGGGTTGGGTTGTACCGGCCGCCGCGGGGTTTGGCCATCAGAAAGCCCTGGCGGAGTGCATTGCGCGCGGGATAGGCGGATACGGGACCTGGCAGCAGCCGGTTATCCGTCGGCGTGCGCAGCCGTATGAGGCCGAGGGTCCCGGCGAACGGTATCTCGCTACCGCCACCGGTGGCGGGTGGACCGTAAACCACATCTACGAGAGTGCTGAAGGCGGTACGTGGATTGATGTTGAGCCGGTAGATGGCATGCTGATATGGGTTTGCGAGGAAGAAACACTTTATCTGTTCGACGGGAGCAATTGGACGCCGTGGAGCAGCAGCTCTGCAGGTGCGCACGCGCTGGTAAGTGCCACGCATACCGCCAGTGGACTGACTGCCGGTCACTTCCTCAAGGCCCTGAGCGCCACGACATTCGGGTTTGCGGCGCATGGGCTCAGCTATACCGATGTCGGCGCGGCGGCAAGCGGCCACAACCACGATGGTGTGTACGCGGCCGCCGGTCACAACCACTCAGGGGTCTACGATCCGGCGGGCACGGCCACGGCCGCGGTGAGTGCGCATGTATCAGCAAGTGATCCACATGCGGGATATCTGCTGGCCAACGGAACACGGCAGCTCAGTGGGGCGTGGAATGCGAACAATACCATACAGGCCACTCGCGTCGGTTTTGGAGTAATTCCTCACGCCACAGAGGTGTTGAATACTGTTGGCAGAATAAGTTTTTCTTTTCCTGTTGACCAGAATAGTCTTAATTTAACAGCCCTTGCAGCTAACTCTGTTGGCGCAGGAATAAATTTTAATTCAAATACAGACGCAGCACCTAAAAGTGGACTTTTACAGCTTGATGAAGCTGGAAATTTAGT